CGTAACAAAACAATTTATTGTTAGGCGCGGAGTTTACATCTCCGTAGATGCGCGATTAAAGACGGGCCTTGCGGTGACGTTTCTTCTTACTGGAAACGACACTTTTCCACTGGGCCGAACGTTTATCTTTGCTGGCCCCGTCTTCACGGTTCTTCTGCTTATTCTCCTCAAGGCTCGGGGAGGAGATTGGGCTACTCGACGTCCTTGCCGGGAGGACATCACCGTCAACAACGACTGGTACAGTCGTTGGAGTTGCCGGCTGTGGCTCACAGCATAACGGGGCCCCCAATATGTCCCTCCAGCTGTTGACTTGAACAATCCAACGGTTGAATACTTCAACGTTGAATTCTGGAAAGAGTCGCTGAAACTCAGCGTCCATCCACCCGTCAGCATTGCTGTTAGGGTATTGGACTGACTGCTCAAACTTAGACCACCAAGGCGCGACTCCAAGCTCTCGCCTGGATCGGGTGGCGGTATCGAGCTCCACTGCTCGTTTGCACAGTCTTCCAATGACTGGGGTGTTTCCGTCTGTTGCGACATAACCTCTTGCTTTCTCAACCAATTTCTCTTCAGGTCGGACATTATCCGGGAGGCGAACAGTTGTGTGGAATTTGGACAACTGTCTCTTGACATCACACATAGAGTCAAGACGTCCATTCCACACTTCTGGTGAATAATAGCGAGCCAGGAATGTGACTCCTGGCTGCCCGTATTCAACAACAGCCGCCTCGAGGATGAGCCCGAGACGTTCTGAAGCCCACCGATGTGACTCGATGGGTAGGTCAGCTTGCAAGCCATCGTCACCAAGGTATATTCCCAATGCTCGGAAAGCCTCTTCTGGACTGTAAAAGGCTCCGTTGGGTTTCTTTGTGTGACGGTAAGCAAGGTAGCTACAAAAGGCATTGCGCAAAGTTTGTGATACACTTGTAGCAGAACATCCGCTTCCGTGTGAGCTTTCTTGTTCAAAACTTGTTCCATTTGGTAAAATTCCTCTATTATCACAGTTTCTGTTGAGTATTTCGTTCATGCACGCTCGATGATATGCAAAGGCCCTCATGAATATCATCCGGTCTACATTACGTAGGCGGTACTTGACGGTGCCATCCATCCTATGCATATCCGACGTATTGACGAATCTATGAGCATTCTCACAAATTCCAGCAACAATAGTGGATATTGCTAGTGGCGTCTTTCCCGGGCCGTACCACGAAAACTGCTTGAGGTGGTCTGACAAGGCCAAGGCGAACTGTGCCATGGTCAGCTTATCAACATCATTGTACGTGCTGATATTTCGCGGATCCTTGACATCTCCATAGGCCTCAGCTTTCAAGAAACACTTCAAAATTCTCTTTAAGAAAGGTCCGGCAACCATAGCCTTCTTAAGAGACAGTCTTTGGGCAGAGCGTGTTTGTTTTTCAACAACATGTTCTACATCAACAGGGAACAAGATTGAGCCCCGCACAACCAATTCCGTGAATTCCAGCATACACTGGTCCACAAATGGATTTGGCTTGGGTTCAGGCCCTTTCAAGTTATTGATTCGGCCCCTCACACAAGCTTCCTCGCCTGCCTTATTAGGTACTGGTGCAAATGCGCCATGCACCAAAGGTGACATGAAAGCCTGGAGTTTGGCCTTGTCCTCAGCAATAAAGTCTCTCACAGCATAATTGTAAGCACGAACGCCCTGCTCGACCGGAAACACGGTCAACTCAGAATGATGCGTGACACTTCGATAATATTGCATGAGCACGGCTGCTGCGGCCTTGTTAGCGGCGCCTTCCTCTCCTACTGATGGTCCTATCCATCCAGCAACAGTGGGCAACACGATTGGTGTTGCTCCATTGCGCGCTACAATGGATATTGATTCATCAATGCGGGCGGGCACATCAGCTGACAAGTGTTGTCCACAGATGGCGGTGGTCATGTAGGTTTCATCTCTACGATGGACCCTAAAGCGTGTGAAAGACAACCCATTGCCTCGGACTACGGGATTGAATCTCCTTAAAAGGGGGGTTTCCAACAAAAGTAAAGCAATAAATGCTCCTAACATATTAAAGGTTCTCAAGGGTGAGAGGAGAATTAGTTGCCGGCTGAATCCGACTTGTTTCCTCTCAATGGAGTACACTGTGGCACCAGTGATAACCCCACATACCCTCTTAAGTACCATGACAGAATCGTGACCATAGTCCCATAGTGGGTGGATATAATTCCCTCCACCGGCAACAATAGTACGAAGTCTACCATCTTCCTCGAAATAGAACGACGTATCGTCGATTCCGGTTCCGGCGGCAGACTCAGGCACGACCGTATACAAGAGCACATTCTTGTCAACTTTCGAAAGAAACGCAGGCATGTCTTTGTAATAATCAACGTCGCATAGATACATGACATCATCAGGTGACTCATAATCATTGACGTTGGATGCATTGACATCCTTTGCCCAATACCACTGTCTTTCTCCTCGTATCCCCTTTCTCTGGTCAGAACGAGACTGGGAGCAGGAATAAAGAGTCCCGCCGCAATTGGCTGCGAATACCCTCGCAAATGCCGTTGCGGCCGACCGCATTGCTGCGGCAGTGGCGTGCGTGTGTCCTTCCACGGGTTTGGGTGGACACAACTCGGTTGTGGTGAATTGATCACGCGAAACGTCCGACTCAATGCGGGCTTTCGTGGAACATTTCTCCAACAAAAATGACAACGAGCGACGTATGTCATCTTTCCTCCAATAGAATATCGCGACCGAACAACTTACGGCCGCTACGCGTAAAACTATCTTGCGGTTCATTTGGGTGGGTTAGGTGATAAGGCTAACCGGTG